GGATATGATGGACCCCGAAGGCGGTTACGATAATACCGATGTTGATTCTAAAATGGATGAATTACAAGGATTAACTAGAACAGCTAACGATGAAGAATATACGTTGTTAGAAATGCACGTAAATTTAGATTTAGAAGGTTTTGAAGATAGAGACGCTAACGGTGAAGAAACAGGATTAGCATTACCTTATATCGTAACTATTTGTAAAGATAATAATAAAATTTTAGCTATTAGACCTAATTATAACGAAACTGACCCAATGCGTAAAAAGATAGAATATTTTACGCATTATAAATTCCTTCCTGGATTAGGGTTTTATGGTTTTGGTTTAATACATATGATGGGCGGACTAACTAAATCTGTAACTGCGATATTAAGACAATTAATTGATGCAGGTACGTTAAGTAATTTACCAGCAGGTTTTAAATCAAGAGGTTTAAATATACAAAGACACGACGACCCATTACAGCCTGGAGAATGGAGAGATGTTGATGCTCCTGGTGGAAGATTACAAGATGCGTTTTTACCTTTACCTTATAAAGAACCAAGCGGAACATTAGGCACGTTATTAGGTGCTTTAGTTGATGCAGGTAAAAGGTTTGCGGCTACAGTAGAAAATCCAACAGGCGACGGTAATAGTGAAGCTCCTGTAGGTACAACCGTAGCGTTATTAGAAAAAGGTCAACGTATTATGTCAGCAATACATAAACGTTTACATTATGCACAACGTAACGAATTTAAAATATTAAAAAGAGTATTCGGTGAATTTTTACCACCAGAATATCCTTATCAAGTACAAGGTAATAACCAAAACGTATTTAGAGAAGATTTCGATAATAGCGTAGATGTGATACCTGTTAGTGACCCAAATATTTTTAGTATGACGCAACGTATTACATTAGCACAAACACAGCTTCAAATGGCACAAGCAGCTCCTGAATTACATGATTTACGAGAATCTTACAGAAAAATGTATATAGCACTAAATATTAAAGATATTGACGCTTTATTACCTCCCGAAGAAGAAGTTCCGCCAAGAGACCCTATAAGTGAACAACAAGCAGCTATGACGGGTAATCCTATAAAAGCTTACCCTTTCCAAAACCACGAAGCGTATATTGGAGCTCATAGTGCTTTTATGCAAAATCCTATGGTTCAACAAAACCCTATAGCAACACAAGCAATAGGAGCAAATATACAAGAACATCAGTCCATGTTATATAGACAACAAATAGAACAAGCAATGGGTCAACCATTACCTCAAATAGAAGATGGACAAATGCCTCCAGAAGTAATGAACCAAATAGCTATGATGGCAGCACAAGCTACACAACAAGTTACAGGTCAAGCACAAGCAATGGCACAAGCAGAAGCCGCAGCACAACAAAATCCACAAATGGAAATGTTCCAGCAGCAACTACAATTAGAAAAAGAACAGTTAATGCAAAAAGCAGAAGACGATGCAAGAGACGCACAACTTGCGGGAATGAAGGCAGAACTAGACGCGCAAATTAAACGTGAAAAAATAGAGGCAGACCTTAGAGTTGCCGATACTAAAACAGCAGTCGAATTACAAGAATTAGAGCAAAAAGCAAAAGCTGATGCTGATAAGAACTATACCGAACTAGTAAAAACAGTTAGAGATAGTAGAAACCAAAACGGAGAATAATATGCATAGAAACAAAGATTACCCGTCACCTTCTAAAAAGGTGAACAGGTCTGCTCCTAGTGAGCCTAAAATGGTAGATAACACTAAAACACAAACAGTTGCTGCTGGCGAAGTAAATACAGACGCAAAAGGCAACGTTGTTGGTAAAGAGTCTAAAGTAAAGGCTGCTTACGGACAAACTAAAGGACTTCTTTGGTATAACTACATTAAATAAATGGATTATATCTTAGCTACGGAGCATTTGCTCCGTAAATATCGTGAGAGAAAAGAAGCTCTTACGCAGACATTAGCTTCTGGAAGTGTTGAGAACTTTGAACAATACCAAAGGATAGTTGGTGAAATAGCAGGTTTGAGTTTTTCTGAACAGGAAATTCAAACTTTACATTCTAATATGGAGGATGCAAATGACGAATAAAGTCGAAACAAAAACTGTTCCAGATAGAGTATTAAGGGAATTCGGAAGTGATAGTGTTCCAGAACAAAATATAGAACCTGTAATTACCCCCGATAACCTAGACTCTCATGCGGAATCGCTACCACGTCCTACGGGGTATCGAATTTTAATATTACCTTTCACACAATCGACAGTGACTAAAGGCGGCATACATTTAGCTAAAGCAACGGTAGACAAGGAAAGACTTGCGACTGTTGTAGGTTATGTTGTTGCTATGGGCGCAGACGCTTACAGTGACCCACATAAGTTTCCTGAAGGAGCTTGGTGTAAAGAAGGTGATTGGGTAATCTTCGGTAGATATGCAGGTGCTCGTTTTCAAATAGAAGGAGGCGATATGCGTCTTTTAAATGATGACGAAATCTTAGCTACTATAGATGACCCAGAAGCAATTTTATCATAACAATCTTGAGGAGGACTCATGCAAAATAATGAAGCAGAAAAAATAGAATTAGAATTAGAACTTCCAGAAGGGGAAGTAGACATACACGCAGCTGATGTAGACACATCACTGCCAGACAACACCCAACAAGAAGCTGTATCGGAAACTAAAACCGAAACAGGTAAAGAGTTGGACGATATTAGCGATTCAGTACAAAAACGTATTGATAAGTTAACTTATAAAATGCGAGAGGCAGAAAGACAGCGAGATGAAGCTGTTAATTATGCTCAAAGCGTTAATCAAACAGCAACAACTTTAAAAGAAAAGTTAAAAAATTCCGATACATCCCTTTTCAAAGAGTATGACAACAGGGTACAATCAGAAATAACAGGAGCTAAACAGCTTTTGAAAGAGGCACAGGATGCAGGAGATGGTGAAGCTGTTGCTAATGCAACAGAAAAACTTTCTAGAGCTAGTGCTGAAGCAGAAAATCTTAGAAGATTATCAGCTCAGCAACAAGTTAGAGAAAAGAATCAACCACAAGAAGTTCCTGTTGAGCCGTATACGCCTACCCTACAGCCTCAGGCTGCGGGACCAGACCCAAAAGCAGAGGAATGGGCGGCTAAGAATAAATGGTTTGGAGATGACCAAGCAATGACGTTTGCAGCATTTGGAATACATAAAGAACTAGTCGAAAGTGGAATAGACCCTACTTCCGATATGTATTACAGCGAAGTAGATAAACGTATGCAGGATAATTTCCCACATAAGTTTTCCGAAGAGCAATCTGCCCCCGTGCAACAGGTTGCTGCCAGTAGCAGAGGTGTTAGTGGTAGAAAAGGTTCACGTAAAATAAAACTCACGCCAAGTCAAGTAGCAATAGCTAAAAGACTAAACGTGCCACTAGAAGAATATGCTAAGCATATCGAAGGAGTATAAAAATGACAGAAGATAATAAAACAACAGAAGTCAGAACTGACCGTAACTCACGGTCTGCAGAGACACGAGACTCTCAAACTCGCAGAACGCCTTGGAAACCCCCGTCAATGTTAGACGCACCTGAAGCACCTCCTGGATATCAATTCAGATGGATTCGTGAAGCTACTAGAGGACAAGATGATAAATCTAATATGTCTAAACGTATTAGAGAAGGATATGAACCTGTGAGAGCAGAAGATTATCCTGATTTCGAAGCCCCTACAGTAGACAGCGGAAGCAATACAGGAGTAATTGGGGTTGGAGGTTTAATCCTCGCTAAAGTTCCAGTCGAAACCGCAGAAGAACGTACAGAGTATTTTCAAAACCAAGCAAAATCTGCTATGGACGGTGTAGACCATTCCTTTATGCGAGAAAGTGACGCTAGAATGCCTATAAAAGATAGTGATATCCAAAGGTCTTCTAAAGTCGCGTTTGGTAGTAAACCTACCAACAAATGAGATTAATAATAACAATGTATATAAGCAAAGGAGATTATCATGGCTAATACAAATAAACCAGATGGTTTTACTCCAGCATATCATATGTACGGTGGTGTTATTCGTCCTGCTAAAATGAGAATCGCAAGTGCAACTAACGCATCAATCTTTTCAGGTGATGTTGTTAATTTATCTAGTGGTTATGTCATTCAAGGCACGGCGACAGGCACTCCTGTAGGCGTATTTTATGGAGTATTTTACACAGCTACTGACGGTACCCCAACTTTTTCAAAAGTTTGGACTGCCGACACGGCTACTCTAGGCGGAGACGATGCAGAAGCTCTCGTTTACAATGACCCAGGAATTGTTTACGAAGCTCAATTTACAGCAGGTACACCTGCAGTAAGTTTTATCGGCTCTAAATACACTCTTTCAACTACAGCTGGTTCAACAACCAACGGTAGGTCTAAAGAGGGTGTGACTGCAACAACATCAAGTGGTGTAGCGTTATGTGTTGGATTCGCTTCGCAACCAAGCAATGAAATAGGTGCTTATGCGAGAGGATTATTCACATTCCCTACTAACACATTTGCTGTATAATCTAAGGAGAATAAATAATGGCAATTAATAGAGCCCAACTAGT